CATCAATGATGCAGCGCGCACGCAATTTAACAAGTGGAATGTCTTGGATTACTATTGTTTTAGCGCTAATTGCAGTAATTTTGTTTTTATGGTTTGGGTACAGTATTTATAAATCTTATACAGAATCTATGACAAGTTATAATGCAAATCGAGAAGGAAAACAAAATACAAATTCAAATAAAACTGCCAATTTGATGCTATTTTATGTTGATTGGTGTCCGCACTGCAAAACAGCAAAACCAGAATGGGAAGAGTTGAAATCAGAATATGAGGGTAAAAATATTAACGGTTACAACCTAGTATTTACAGAATATAATTGTACAAATGAAAATGCTGAAACAGATGAACTAATGGATAAATACAAGATAGAAGGTTATCCTACAATTAAATTAATCAAGGATAATCAAGTAGTCGAATACGATGCAAAACCAACAAAATCAACCATGGAACAATTTTTACATACTGTGCTATAAATCAACTGTCAATTGTAGTTTATTTATTATTTTAGCCATTAATTTTCATTTTCATTTTCATTTTCATTTTCATTAGTATATTCATTTTCATTTTCATATTCATTTTCATATTCATTAGCATTAGCATTAGCATATTCATCATATTCGTTTTTATCATTTGCATTTGCAAGGTAACTTAAGTATTGTATTGCATCATTTTCTCCTTGGTCAAATAAATCTTTTCTTAGGTCAGAACTGTTTATTGTTTGTTTAATATATTCTAATGATAATGGGTTAGTATAAACATTAACTAAAATTGTATTTTTTATATTGTCTAATTTAACGCTATCTCTTATATAATTCATAGCATTAATTGTTAAACAAATAGTATATTCCAATAATGATGAATCTTTTTTCACAAATAAGTTTCCGTTATTTATTTTGTCATTATTACTATTGTGTCCATCATCATTTTTATTAACATAATGCATTTTAAGGGCTAAAATTTCTTCTTCGTCACTGTGGTCACGTAAACATTGATTAATAGGATAATTGCACATAACTCCTCCGTCAATAAGACATTTATCATCTAAAATGGATGGTACAAAAATGCCAGGTAAAGAACTAGATATTGTCAATGCTTGTACTAACAACATATCAGGATATAAATTATGGTTTATTTCGACAGTTTCAAATCTATTAACATCAAATGCAAAAAAGTGTAAATCAATTTTGCAAAAGTCATAAAATTCTTTAAGTGTTACATTAAGGTTAATGTCTTTTGCCTTCAATAATGGTTTTAAAATTATTTCGCATAAATGTTTATCAAAAAGACCTTTTTGATTATATACGTTCCATATTTGTGTAACAGATACTTTAAATGCGTCTTTCCATGGACGCTCAATAATATATTTATTTAGTGTTTCCCAGTCAAAATTTAAACATAAAAAAACACTAATGATTGACCCAATAGATGTAGCATATATGCTTTCAATATTTTCCAATTTCCAATAATCATTTTTTTCTAGATGTTGTAAAGCTGATAAATAACGTAGTCCAAGTGGACCACCCCCAGATATTACTAAATGTTTAATAGTCATTACTATTATATAAATAATTAGTTTTTAAATTGTTATTTTAAGAAAATATTTATTAGATTATTTTCTAAAAAATATTTTCTTACAAAAAACAAATGGCAAATATATTTAATTTGGAAAATTTTGCTGAATTTTCTGAAAAAATTAACATTGATGAACTTTACGAAAAAAAGAAACAATATGATTTAAATAAGCTAGAATTATTTAGAAAGATTCTTAATCGCATTCACGTTCGTATTAAAACAGTTGCAAGACAAAGTATTAATGAAAAATGGTGTTGGTTTGTTGTTCCTGAAACCATTATTGGAGTCCCTAAATATGACCAAGCTGGCTGCATTGCTTTTCTAATGGACACTCTTGATAAAAATGGATTTGCTGTTCGTTATTTTCATCCAAATACATTGTTGATTTCATGGAATCATTGGGTTCCAACATATGTTCGAGATGAAATAAAAAAGAAGACAGGCCTACAGGTTGACGAATATGGACGTGCAATTGTAGAGGAAAATGATGACGAGCAAAATGAACAAGGTACCAGTGTAGAACAAATAAGTAATAGTAAAAAATACACTCCTATAAATAAATATAAACCATCTGGAAAGCTAGTTTATAGTGAAGATTTGTTAGATAAAATAGGACATAAATTAGATAAATAAATATTCTACTGAATCATTTTTAGGTTTATATTGTTACGATAAATTATATATAAATGTGTTTTAAATATTTTGTAAAAATAAATAATATTTAATTAATTTATAATGAGTTTGTTTCAAAACTTAGGAAAAGCGCTTTCTATTTCTGAAAAATTTGACAACTTCATTGAAACAAAAGTTCAAACATACTTGCAAAAACATTTAGACAAAGAGTATGAACTTTCTTTAAGCAAGGAAAAACCCGACATGTATATTAACAAATCTATTAGACCTAATACTACAATAAACTCAGGTACACCTGACAAACGTGGTTTAACTGTTCAAAATAATATAGGAATAATTATACCATTTAAGACCGTGATGGAGAGTAACTCAAAGATTGTATGTAGTTTTACAAACTTTAGCATAGAAGTTTTTTTTACCAATAATGGTTCGTCAATATGGAGTTTAGAAGTAAATAAAATAGGGACAACAGACTATTCTAAAACTACAAGAGTAGTTGGCAATCCATTTAAAAGTACAAGCTCCCCAGCAATTTATTTTAATTCCGATTTAAAAATTTATGGATATAAAAAAAGTATTTCTAACGGAACCGTAAATAATGCAATGATTTATAACTTTACGGACGAGGGATTTACTGCGAATCAACCTAATATTATAAATAATTCAAATTTTACCCTTCCTTTTACACCATTACAGACTTTATTGGATACTTCAAATGATAATGTATTTTTTATAGATGATAGTGGTGAAATTAAAGTCTTTCAAAGTAATAAGATTTACAAATATATTAAAAATTATATTGATGGTACAATAACCTCAGGTGTAAGTGACAAACGTGGTTTAGCTGTTTCAAATAATGTAGGAATAATTATACCAGCTAAAACTGAGATGGAGATTGGTTCAAAGATTGAATGTACTTTCACCGAATTTAAAATACAAATTTTTTTTAAAAATACTACTAACTTAAATTGGCAATTAGCAGTAAATAAAATAATGAATAACGGTTCTACAGCTACACAAGTAATTGGTAATGAGTTTATATCTCAAGGCCAAGGTAGCTATCCAGCAATTTATTTTGATTCCGACCAAAAAATTTATGGATATAAAAACAGTGATTTTTCGGGTGTCCCAGGTGTATTAGGTTCCTTTACGGAGGGGGGGTTTAATGGGTTTCAACCTAATATTATTAATAAATTCAGTTTTACTCAACCTCTTACACCAATGCAGACTTTATTGAATGATTTCGATGATAATGCATTTTTTATAGATAATAGTGGTACAATTAAGTTTTATAAATGTAATAGTTTTCTACGTAAACAGGGGGATAAATATTTCGAAAGAGATGAACAAGATAAAGGTATTACTATACCTGTTGGTACAACATGGGACCTTGGTACTTCTAGTAATTCAACAGAACCTCTAATTCATACTTTTTATAGAGTTTTTAACACTGATAATAAAGATGCCGCCCCTAATCTTACATTAGTATTATATAAAAATGGTAGTCTTGTGATTTATAAAGATGGTGTTTATATTTGGGACATGTTTAAAAATAGTACAAATACAATGGAATCTATTTTTAATGGCGTTAATCCGTCAGATTGCAAGCTTGTTTTTGAGAGTAATGGAAATATTGTATTGTATAATAAAAAAACTACGCCTAACACAAAAGTATGGGAATCACTGCCTAACGTAAGTAAAAAAGTTATAACCACAATACGATATGTATTAAAACTAGATGGATTATATTTTGAAACTGATAAGTCGTTAATTCCATACATTAACTCCAAAGGAGAATATCTAAACTACCTTAAATACACAGCACTTATAAATGCTAACCTGTTACCAAACCTATCTATACCATTTGAATTTCCTGATAATGCTAGTTTTAATATAAAAGATATACCCAACAACAAGCTCGTATATCTTAATGCAACTCAGATAAGATTTACATTTTTGGAGGATAAAGAAGGTTCTGAAAATGTTGATGAACTCACAATGAAAGCAGGAACGGGTTATAGATTTAGTATTGGTTCAAGAAACTTTATCTTTTTATTCAATTTTAATACTCAATTATGCTTGTATTATATTACATCAACTAATATGGTTGAATTATACAGCATTGGCGATAAATGGGACTTTCTAACTAGTGATGCAACGGTAACTAGCAATGCTAAGACAATAGTTGTCAAGAGAACTAGTGACAATTCCCAACTTAAATCACTACTAGATCATAATTTAAATATACGAAACTCTGACAAATATGACTTTTCTTATCGTTGGGATTTTCATTTAAACATAGGGTCCCCCATATATGCCCTGGTTTATTACAATTATACGTACTATGATAAAGGCAACCCTACAACGGTTACAGATACTGTTCATAACAGAAAAGAATTTACTATGCCTTAAAACTCTCAATCAAAATCTAGTGTATTTTTTTTTATAAAAATTTGAAATTCTTTAAACCCATTTATAAAATGAGCATTTCATCAGAGAAAAGTAACATGTTTTTTGCATTTTCACAAGTTATAAAACACACAAATGTTAATAATATTATTGAATCATCATTGAAATTTTTGTTAAATTTTGAATATATTTCATTGTCTTTTCTTGATTTTCAGGCGTCATTTGCTTCACTGGATTACGCAACCTATCGATTGCTTCCATTATTTTATCAGCATTTTCAGTCTTCGATATATCTGCCGAATAATCTTTGTCAACAAAGAAGTTAATATCTCCTTGTTCAATTTCTTTATAATAAGGGGATGCAACATATTTTGTCCAAATCTTACTCAGCAATCTTGGATTTACCTTTCTAATAGTAAATAAAGCATGTTTTGCTGTCAAAATATCAGTGTCTTCAGGAAAAACGCTTTGAATATCATTAATAAATTCTTCAAAATGATTGTTAAATACTGATAAAAGGTTTGATGCCATATTATAATAATTTAAATTATTTTCTTTAAATTGTTATAATAATAATTTATTTGTTTTTGTTTTTATTTTTGTTTTTGTTTTTGTTAAAAATCTGAATCAAAATCTAGTATAGTTTTTATAAAAGTTTGTAACTCTTTAAAACCACCAACTAACTGTTTGTCATAAAATATTATTGGGAATGTTGTAATCTTTGTATTAGTTTTAGCATTTATATTAGCCATTGTTTCAATAAATGCTAAAAACTCTGTCTTACATTCTAACAAATATTCATCACAATTAACAACATTATATGTTAAAATATTTTCTTTTAACAATGATTTTGCTTTTATACAATTTGGACAACCACTTTTACTATATATTGTATATTGTTTAGATATAGGTTCTTCAAAATTCATAATAATATATTTGTAAGAAAAATATATTATTATTTTATTTCATTTTTTTGTTTTTATTCTTATTTTTTGTTTTGTTTTGTTATCTTCTAAATTGGCCATTTGATTGTGTATTTGGTTGAACACTTGGGTTAGGCATTTTACTAAAGCCTAAATTTGCTAAATCTTGGTCTCTTTGTCTTTGCAGTGATTCTAGATTCATTTCACCATCTTTTAATTTCGATGCTCCTTTGCTATTATTTGAGTCTTCTTGTTGCACATTAAAAGAAAAATTAATGGGGTCATTTAAAGACACATAATTATGCATTTGTCTTAATCCACCGTTTCCTTTTACCCCTAATTCATCATCTGACTGGTCTAAAAAACTATAATTATCTGATGAAATTCCATTTCCTCCAAACCCACCAAAACAATCAAAACCATCTTGAGGAGCTACTGGAACCATATTATTATTTGTTGCTTGTTTCGTTTGACTTTGCATAACTGGCTTAATATGGTTATAAATTTCATCTCCATAAATCACCTTGTAATTTTGATTTAGAAGCATTAATGCAGGAACACGCGTAATATTTTCAGGCATAATAATTTTTTGACCATTTTGCAATTGAATATATATTTTACCATTAGAGTCTTTAACACGATTATCGATGGATATAAAATGCATGTCTTTTATTTGCATTTTTCCTATAGACTGTAATAATTTTTTAGAAGGTTCGCAAAAATTGCTATAATATAAAACAGTACTCATTAGTTTATATTTAGTTTTTACATTATATTTTTAAACTTATTTTTTGCTAAAATATAAAAAATTGATTTTAATATATTCAATATTAAATATAACTATATATTAATACATAATGATGTCTAAAATTACTGAATTAAAAGAAGAAGATGGTATTATGACATTTACGGTGTCTGGCTTAAATGTATCTTATGCTAACGGTATTAGGAGAACCATTTTATCGGATATTCCGACCATTGTTTTTAAAACATCACCATATGAAGAAAACAAATGCAATATACAAATAAATACTACTCGGCTTAACAACGAAATTATTAAGCAACGTTTAAGCTGCATTCCTATATGCATTGATGATATTGATTTTCCTGTTAAGAATTATTTGTTAGAAGTCGATGTTGAAAATAAAACAGATACTATTATGTATGTTACTACCAAAGAGTTTAAAATAAAAAATCTGACAAACAATAGTTATTTAAGTGATAATGAAATGAAAAAAATATTTCCTCCCTTTATTCCTAACACTGGAAAAGGAGAATATTATATTGATTTTGTGCGTTTGCGTCCTAAATTGTCAGATGAATTACCAGGTGAAAGAATAAAATTAAATAGTGAATTTTCAGTGTCTACCGCTAGAGATGATAGCATGTTTAATGTTACTGGTACTTGTTCATATGGTTGTACTGTAGATGAGGAAAAAATGTTGGAGCAATTAGAAATTAGAAAACAAAAATGGAAAGATGACGGGAAAGCGGATAAGGAAATTGCATTTGAAGCATCAAATTGGAAGTTGCTTGAAGGGTTACGATATGTAAAATCTAATACATTTGATTTTATTATACAATCACTTGGAATTTATGATAATAATGTAATTTTAGTAAAAGCATGCATTATTCTTATTGAAAAATTTCAAATTTTGAAAACAATTTTAGAAAATGATGAATTAGAAATAAAGCCATCAAATAGTACGTTGCCAAATAGTTACGATATTATATTAGAAAACGAAGACTATACAATTGGCAATATATTGAATACAGAAATATACAAAACATTTTATAACGACCTTAAAGTGTTAGACTTTGTGGGTTTTAAAAAAATGCATCCACATGATAGTGAAAGCATATTACGCATGTCGTTTGTTGAATCTAACAAGGGTGTTTCAGATGTGAAAACAATTATTAAACATATATCAGAACAAGCAATTGAGACTTTTAATAAGTTTAAACAGCATTTCAAAAAGTAATTATATACAATACAATATTTCGATTAGATATTTCTTTCTTTATTTGGTTACAACATTTTTATAAAATATTTTTTATTTCGTTTATAATAATAATAATAAAAATAACACATATTAGTATTATAAATGGGAATTTACAGCAATGGTAAAATTTTTGGTATAAGAATATATACTTTTAATGATGATGAATTTAGTATTACATTATTTGAAGAAAAATATCATGAAATACTTACTCATGAACAAATGAGAGAAGCATATTTATTCTATAATGCATTAAATGATAAAAATAACATATTTTTTCAGTTTTATACTGAATGTATTACTACACATGACATACATAATAAAGAAAAGTTTATGTTGTGGCATCCAATGTCATTGGAACAATTTTTAGAAAAAATCATATTGTAAAAACGACCACATAAAATGTATATGCAAAATATATAAATATATAAAATAATAAATATATAAATGGTAATATACTTATTATTTACATTATTGTGTAAAATAACAAATAGCATTTCAATAAATTATATGGCAGAATCTTATAGTTTTATACAATCAATACAAAGCATATCGTATATGAATTCTTTAAATAGTCATTATTATAGTAATAGTAATAACGTAAAAAGTTTAAATTATATGGCATCAAACAGTTACTCTTATTACAGTAGCAAAATGCCTTCTACAATTCCTTTTATAATGCCTTCTACAATGCCTTCTACAATGCCTTCTACAATGCCTTCTACAATGCCTTCTACAAAAGAAAGAGAACCAATTCCTGAAATAAAATTTGAAACTAATTTAGAAATAGAAGGAATGCAAACTAACAAATTTGATGAAGTAGATAAACAAATATTTTTACAAACTACATCACATGTAATGGATATAAATCAAAAATATTTATATTGGAAACATTCTTATTTTGAAATGCAATTGATAAAATCAAATTTACGAACTCAAAATAATAACTTAAAATTAAGAATTATTATACAAGTAAATATAACATTATCAGGAATATATAGCCAATATATAAAAAATCCAACAATGTTGTTTACACTGCTTTCAACTAATTTAGATTTAGGATTAAATAGCAATACATTTAATAATTATTTGCAAACATTATCAACATTATCCAATTTATTTAAGTTTTCTAATATAAATTTAATTAGTGCTGCAAATAATAATCTTAAAATACTTGGAGTAGAATTGACAGTTAATGTAACAAATAATAACAATATAACGACTTTGATTCCAAGTATAAGTCCAAGTATAAGTCCAAGTATAAGTCCAAGTATAAGTCCAAGTATAAGTCCAACTATTAGTCCAAGTATAAGTCCAACTATTAGTCCAACTATTAGTCCAAGTATAAGTCTAACATTGAGTCCAAGTATAAGTCCAACTATTAGTCCAAGTATGAGTCTAACATTGAGTCCAAGTATAAGTCCAACTATTAGTCCAAGTATAAGTTCAACATTGAGTCTAACATTGAGACCAAGCATTAGTCCAATCATAAGAAAAACTCTAACACCTAGTGTTAGTTTAACTATGAAACCATCAAATAATAATGCAACATCTGAAAAAGTATTATCTTCAAATAATGCGGAAAATATGTTAATATATTTAATTTATATTCCTCTATTAATAGTTGTTATTAGTATTTTTTTATGTTTTACTTCATATACAGCAAAAAAAAAATTAGCAAATTTGAATCCAGATAAACAGTATATACATATGAAAGAACCAAATATATTTATCCCAAATAAAGTATCTGATTTTTCTGACACAAAAATATATAAATCAGCTTTTTATATATATTCTAATGATAATGCTAATTCCAATGGTAATGATAATGATAATGATAATATTATTAGGACATATAATATAGATTTATCTGAACCAGAGTTTGAATCAGTTTCAGATTCAGATTCAGATTCAGAAACCTAATTATATAATTTTACATTACGTTTTTGTATAATTTAGACATGGATATGCATTATCAGGTGTATTTTCTAGTTTAATGGTATCTATCACTTTTTTTCTCATATTATGATTGATACAATACATCAACAAAGATGGATGTAAATTATTTACATAATTAATTACTACTGTATTTGTCATAAATAGTTTACTTGGTCTAAGTTCATTAATATATATTTGATGCAACTTAAACATGTGCGTTCTATATTGATCTGAAAATTGATTAAGTGGTTTTTCCTTTTTAACATAGCAAGACAAATAATTTTGATGCAATGCATTTGTAAACATATGTAATTGGTCTCTGAATTTAGACATTTGGTCTTTCAACTCAGGATAAAATTTAAGAAACTGACGCATTTTACCTTCTTTTCTCAAATGCAAATATTGATATTGTAGTTTAGGCTGATTGCCTCTTAAATGTTTTACTTCTTCATAAATTGGATTTCGGAATTTAGTTCTTTCTCCAGTTTCATAATTTTTCACAATAATGCCCATAATATCATATGATGTATTTGGAGAAGCAAATTCTTTTATTAACTCGGTATAACCAGTAAAATCAAAAATCTTTGGAAATTTAATGGTACTTGTATGCCATAACCCATTTACAATAACCCTGCTTAATGGATGTTGAATAATTTGTATATCTTCAGGTGTATGAATTATTTTATAAACAGCAACCAAATATAGTTGCGGGGTTTTAATTGGTAAAACTATTCTATTGTTTGGATGCTGTAAAACAAAGCTATAACAATATTCTGGATTTAACGTATTAATATTAAAATTGCATGCATTACATGCTTCAATAAACATATTATTAAACGTTTGTTTTGTTTCCCATTTAAAATAAGATACTTCAGCACCAACAGTATTTCTTGTAGAAATTTGCCAACAACCAGAAATGCCACAAGAACTATTGTAAAACGCATTTATCATAGTTCCTTCAATAAATTCTTCAGCATATAAAGGAGAACTAATATCAGGATATAGTTCCATAAATTTTTCAGGGTTATGAGATTTTGGTGGAGAATATGACAAAATTCTTCCTTCTGAATTTGTAATAATAGAGCGTAACAACCCGTATTTATTAACTAAATCAGCATTAATGAATTCTTTACAATATTTAATAATATAAAACTTTTCATTTGATTTAGTAAAATATTCATTAATAGTGTAATACTTTTCATATTCTTCATCGACCTTTTTATTAATAATGCAGGCGTTAAATCCTGGCATGAAAGATAAATTATAAAGAATTTCTTGGTCCATTTATATAGTTAATAATATATCATAATATATCTTTAAACCGATTCATATATTATTTTATTATTTTACATAAAATAATATATAAAAATTTCTACATAAAATATAAGATGTCAGAAAATAAATCATTAATAAACGTTAAACCTGAAGAAGAAAATAAAGAAAATAAACTAAATAATAGTTTAGAAGACAAAGATAAAGACATCAGTAACATAATCCAAACGCAAGAACCACAAATTAAACAAAACTTTGAACTTGATAATAGCAATGCAACAAAAAACAATGATGAAAATAAAGACAATGATGAATCTAAGTCTAATGATAATGATGAAAAAAATGATAAAAATATAATTGCAGAATTAAATGAAGAAAAAGAAGACGAAGAGATAGCAACAACATCATCAGATTCACTAATGTTAAAATTAGGAGACATCATTATGATACAAGCATCACAAAATGAGATTTTAAATAATAATGTATTTTTAATTGAATATATTGATTCTACAAAAGTAAAATTAATTAATTCTGATAATTTTGAAAAGGTAACCCTTAGCATTTCATCTGACGGCATTATCGGTGACGGCACTATAGAATCTATAAAAGTTATTAGCAGCAATCCTGATAATGGGTTTGCAAGACAAAATGAGTTATTGCCTGGAAAATGGGTAAACATTTATTTTGGGGGTGATATTCCAGTTGTTATTACAGGTAAAATAGTAAATTTAGAAGAAGATATGATAGAAATTAAAACAACTGATGATGATACATTGTTTATTAATTTTAATTATCAAGGCATTCCAGAAGATTTACCAATTGAAACATTTGAAATAAGACCACCTATTGAAGTAAAAGAGTTTGAATCACATGGTGAATCCCAAGACCAAGAAGAATTCTTGGAAGATTTAGAAAATGAAGAAAATGAAGAACAAATTCCTAAACAAATTCCTACAAAAGTGGTAAGAGAACGCGTTCAAAAAATGTTATTTGAAGCAGATGACATACAATTTGGTGATAAAATTAATATAGAAGAATATGTAAATATTGATAAAGAAAAGTATCGTTACAATATTGAAGCGCAAACCAATGATTTATTAGAAGAAATGATTTCCAATATTCCAAGTGTAAAACGAACTAACAATGTTTTAAACAATATTCATACTATTATTACCCGTTTTTTGCAATTAAGGCAAATGGCATCTACGTTTGATGAAAATTCAAATGTAAAAGGCATAATAAAAGTTACATCAGAAGATAGACCTTTAGCAGAATATTTATCTGATTTTAAAAATAATTTATATTGGATTATGATGGTTGCTACAAATATGAAAAAACTATATTCAGATAAAAATAACAATAATGGAAATGACGTTGCAAATGTTTCCGATTATGAAAATATTGAACAAACAAATGATATAATTCAAATGGAGCAATTATTTAAAAATTATAAAACAAATAAAAATGTTGAAGGCCAAAATAAATACAACAATTTATATTATTCGTTAGACCCTTATATGACCCCTTTTTATTCATTACCAATTGAAAACAATACTGTATTTAATTCACAAAATGGTGTAATTGTTGAATCAAGTGTTAATACAAATATTACTGCAATTGTGGATAATTTATCTGATTTGTATTCAACAATTGTTAGTAATAATGAAATAAAATCAAGAAAGTTTGTATTGCAAAGATATAATCTTGGGTTAGATAGTTTGTATGCAGCAAATTTAAAAGGGCAAAATCTAATAGCTCATAGAGTTAAACTAACAAATAATGACCAGTTAGCAATCAATTCTATGGTTACATTACCAGAACCAACATTAAGATTTTCAAAGATTAATTTGCCTGGTACAGATTTGTTAGTTAAAGCAAATTTAAATCTTCATTTTTTGAATTATTGGCAACTACTTAAACAAAAAACGGATGTAACCCAAGTAGTTATTGATGGACTAGATAATGAACTGCAATATACTGATACTAATTTTGTGGATAATATAAAACAATACTTGTTAGATTTATCCCAATATGAAAAACCAGATGAAATGACAAATTTGGATATTTATAGAAACTTTTTAAAAATAATTATTCCAAAAATAAGAATTTTATTTAATTTGGTTAAGAAATACATTAAAGGTCGTTTATCTTTAGTTGATATTGTTAATTATTTGGAGCCATTTTTAATTTATCCATTTGATTTAACTTATTTTCAATATAAAGAAATAAATGCGTTTATTTATGAAAAAATAAACGAATACAATCGTCGTTATAAGGAATACAGTATGGCTTTCTCTTCAATTAAATATTCTAAGTCTCAGGTAATGAATCAAATGGGTCAATCTAAAAACGATAATAGATATAAATTTTCAAATGTATTATTTGAACTTGCTGTAAGTAACAAAGATAAGTTATTAAGTTTATTAAAAGATAAAATACTTGAAACATATGGAATTGCTAATCCTGCTGTAATTAATATAAGTGGTTCTGAATTTCTAAAAAATGTAATTACAAGTGATTATGGAAATCTATATAATACTGCAATATCATTTACAAATATTGATTTAATGTATCCAAATGAATTGAAAAGCGTGTTTGAATCTGATAATGATAAAATGAAGGCTATTATTGAAAAGGATTCACAAAACGATAAATGCACTACTTATATAATTGCAAAAAAATATTATTCTGACGAAAAGCTTAAAGAAGACAATGGAAAAAACATTTATTATGATAAAGAATTTGATACAACCAATTACAGCATTTTAGATGAAAATGCAGATTATAAGCGTGCTAAAAATGCATTAGATACAGAAGAGTTTCAAGCTTATTTAGAAAATGATTTGCATGAAAAGAAGAAAATGCCACAATCAGAAGCAGAATATATGGCAGAAACATTGGTTAAACAAGCAAAACAAGTTAGAAATGGTGATTATGCCATTTTGTCAGTAAACAATAATGATATTGCGTTGCAAATGGAATATTATGTTAGAAAAGATGACACATGGGTTTTAGAAAAAGAAATTGACCCAGCATGGTTTATTCAAGATAATGACATATTGTGTAACATGGAATATAGTTGCATTTACAATAATGCTTTAAAAGGTGAGGACAAATGTGAATCTACTGAAGTAGCTAAAGATGCAATTATTAGTAATGCATTGAAACAAATTATAGACCAATTTGATAAAAACTATAATATATCAAAAGACCAATTAAACGCTGAACTAAGTAAACATATTAATTATTATTCAAAAATATTTGATAAATTACAAGATTTAAAGCGTAAGCAATACTTACAAAGTAATGATTTTCAGTATAACTTAGGTTTAACTGTAAAAGAAGATTTAAAAGAGAAAGTTGTATCACCTTATACTAAGTTAAGAGACCTAATAAATGGTCAAAATGATATAGTGAAACGTTATTCAGATTTAATTACATTTATAGATACTTATTGTTACATGGGTGACCCAAGTATACCGAATATAGTTGACGAAACAATGGAGGACTCAAATTGGTATTATTGTAAGAAAACTAGTTCTAAGCTTGTTCCTGCGTTTAAATACTTATTTGCAAAAGCATTTTTTAGAGGTCCAACTGATTATCAAGATACAATGGATGTATTTATTCAAGAATTTGGAAAATTAAGTGACAACGGTGATTCTTGGGTAGATAAAAACAGTGGTGAAACAATTTGTTTAATAGATGCTGATGTTTCAGAAGGTTATAAAGATGGGTTTAAAGATAAGAGTAGAGAATTTTTAGAAAAAGATGCAGGTGAAATAATGTTAGAACAGCAAAAGTTAAAGAAGGATAAGAAATTAAATCCTGAAGGTGAAATCGTTTCAAATATAATTACCACATTAACAAGTAATATGGGAATTGATATAGAAAATCAACGACCTTTTATTATTGGAGTAATTACAGAATTAATGAATGATAGTTCTGTTATTGAGAAGGAACCAGCCTATAAAAAACGAGAACAAGAAGCAGCAAAAAAGGGTAAAAAATTGCCATCATATGTTACAGTGTATAGTCAAACAATAATGTATTTAACATTAGGTATGATACTGATTGGTATACAAACGTGCATTCCATCAGTAAGAACAAAGAAAACATTTCCTGGATGTGTTCGTTCATTTACTGGGTTTCCGCTTGAAGGTGAAGGAGATGATAGTGGGCTAAATTATTTGTCATGTGTTGCTTTAAAAAATAGAGACCCAGGTACAATACCTTGGAATGCATTACCGAAAAATGTTGAAAAAATAGAAGCAACAACAAAAGCATTTATCTTGAAATATTTATTGCCATTTGCAAAGGTTGACCAGAAAATGAAGGATAAAACGGAATATCTTTTATTAAATCCAGAGGAAATAATTCCAGAGGAATATAATTTGAATAAATGGACAAACTTTTTACCTCCATTAAAAAAATTCCATATTGGTCATTTAGAAAATATTACAGAAGGTTTTACAGATTTATTAAAGAAAGAATTGCATAATGGAACTCCAAAACAATTCGAAAAGTTGTTAGTTATACAATCAAAAATCATTCAATATTCTTTGGCAATTCAAGAAGAAATACAAAAGGTAGTAGAAAAGAAAGATATTTTATTAAAAGCAGCAGGACAACCATTTGTGGATAATGCTTGTTGTAATGAAAAATCAGGAATCGGAACTGTATTGCAATATTTTAACAAAGAGTCTCCAAATATTTTGCAGTATAATGAGATTGTTAGTTCATTGAACTCATTTATTCGTGATGTAGCTGTTTTAACAAAGTCCGCTATGTTTTTGTCGGAAGTAAATACGAAAAGAATATTCCCAGAAGTTTCTTCAGAATTTAATGAAGAAACAATTTATTCTGCATTTATAACATTTTGCAATTTTCAAAATAGTTTGCCTTTAACCCCCGATTTAGCTACAGTATGCATTGATAAACCTAATTATTTATCCAAGAATGAAAGTATTGGTGAAAAAATATCAAAGTTAAAGCGTGATGGAAGGAATTATACTAAAGCGCAATTTTTACGTTTATTTCAAATTGTTTGTAGAAACAATATTATTCGTATGTCATTGTCCTTTAATAAGCCATCATGTGTAGATAATTTGAGAAAGGTATTAACATATATAGACGATGTTAATGATGATGGTGTAGCAACATCTTTAACTAGAAAAATGGAAACATTGTTAGATAGTTATGACGTTACAATGGAAGAAGATAGTCAAGAAATGCGGTTGTTAAAAAATTATTTACAAACATCGAATGATTCAATGCGTTCAGATATAATAGAATTTATTAAGGATAAATCGAAGGCTACTGGCATTATTGTAAAAAAATTAACTAAATTCTTGAAAGAACTAACAAATTGGAAGTATGATACACAACGAAATGCAGATATTAAGATATCAAATGATGCAATGTATAATATTATATTATTTTTCAGAAATTTTGTTAGTTTGTTTGCTTCTGTGTTTCCAACAATGATAAAAAATCAAAACATGCAAACAATTGAACCACCTTCTTATTGGGGTTTAGCCAAAAGACATAAAGAAGATGTCAAAGAAATGGTAAGAAAATTCTATGACCCATTAAATAAATTTTATGGAAACAGTGTAATAAATAATATATTAATTGAAATACAAAGTAAATGCAAAGGTTTAGAATTATTGTCAAAAACTACACCAGCTTTAAGTAACATTAAAATTGGTGAAAAGGAAATATATTCAGTATTTGAAAACAGAACAGTATTATTGTTATACGAACATTATTTATTAAATGTCTTGGTTAATTACGTTAATTTAACAAAGGACATTTCAATGATAACAAAAGTATTATCAAGTAGTGCTTATGACTCCGAAGAAAACATGATTTTCAAAACGGACTTTCTTATTGAGCAACAAATGCGTTTTACAGAAGGTGAACAAGAATACATTGAAGGAGATGTTAGTAAGTTAAAGATTGAAACTGCAAAGTTGTTAGTTGCATATTTAACAATTATGATGAAAAGTAAAGAAACAATAAATGTATCATATAATGATGTTGAAGATAGAGTATTTAAATTAAAAGAAGCGGAAAAATATGATTTTACAGATCGTCTTAAAAGTGTAACAGAAGAAGAACGTGAAGTGGATAATATATTGAAGCATCACAAATTAGGTGCTCTTTATAGTATAGGGTTGTCAAAAGGTATTAAAAGTTATGACCCTGATAATTTTGAGCATGATAAAATGGTTGCAGAAAAGGTGTCAGAAATTCAGAATAAATTGAAGAGAAATGGTGCTTTAGTTCAAGACAATGATTTTGATTTAGATGAAGTTCTTAATGAAGAACAATTGGAGAAAGATATTGCAACAGATTTAGCGGGTGATTTTAATCAAAGTGATGATTATGATGATGGTGACCCATGGGGAGATGAACGTGAAGATTTTGGTGATTATTACTAGAGTCTAGGTCTTTATACAATGTAATAAATGATTTATTATAATATATAAATATTATAATAAATGATTTATTATAATATTTATATAATATATAAATATGAGTAAAACAAGAAAATATATGAATGTCAATAATAAAAGTAAAAAAAATAAGACAGGAGGTACAATAACTAAAACAAATAAACCTAAATCTATTATGAAACCCCACACAACTAACAATGAAAAGAAAAAACAGATAATAAGATTACATCTTCAAAAGAATAAGACCAAAACATATTCTCTAGATTCAGAAGAAAAACGCAATAAAAGATATAGTTTACCTGATTTACCTAGATGTGATAAAATCAATATATATCCTTGTAAATATAAAAACACAGTATTTGATAACTCTGATGAATATGAAGAATATATGGAATTAAAGAAAAACAGAAATGCAAACACAGGTTATAAAAGTAGAACATCCCATTATTCAGAAATGCACAAACAGTTAAAAAATACAGGTTCTGTAGGTAAAAAGATACCAACAGAAAATCGTTTGCATGACCCTTATAGTGGTAAAATATACGATAAAACTACTTTAAAGTTTGGAGATAAGTTGTTAGTAAATTATTAGATTAGTAAATTATTAGATTAGTAAATTATTATAAAATATTATAATAATTTATATATAAAATATATATGTTACGATCATTTGCCAGAAATAATATAACTTTATCAGCAATTATTATTTTTTTAATAACATTTGGTATTATACAGGTAATAAAACCGTCTTTTTTATATAACCAAGACGGTTCAATAAGGGAATTCGGAATTGGTTATAAAAATAAAACTATATTGCCAGTATGGTTACTTTCAATGATTTTAGGAATATTGTCATATTTATTTGTTATGTATTATCTAATTTATCCACGTATTTAAGTTATAATATAAATATTATACGAAAAGAACTTAAAGAACAAATATTTCATGATTCAACTAAAACCATCCATCAATAGATTTAATAATTCCGCCTTCAATAACAACATTGCATCTGTTTTCATCGATTATTTTATCCTTTAATAAAACCATATTATTAATCTTAATAGGTCGTAAATAATAGTTAATTTTATCTATTTTTATGCTTTTGAAAAAATGAATTGCATCATCATATGTAAGTCCAATAATTTGCTCGGCCAATAATTCCTTGTCCATTTTATTTATTTAATACTATATAACATATTTTTAAATTATTTTTTATAATTATATTTTATCACATATTTGCGTTATAATATAATATTGTTTATACTTTATTCAGAATTAGTATATTGTACCTGAGAATTTATTTCTGCTTGTTTTGCATTGTCTTCTTGTTGTTTAATATAATCGTCATGTTGTTGTTTTATTTGATTTATATCTTGAACGCAACCTTTTACAGCTAAATTATAATAAACGATGGATGAAATTAATATACCTGAATAAATATACCATAATGCTTCTCCTACATTATCTTTCAATACAACAATATCTAACAAAGATTGTTTTAACTTTTTAACAGAATCTGGGTCGATTCCATTAGAAGATTGAAATTCTTGTTTCTTTAATGGATTTAATATATTCCACAAATCTCCAAAATTTTCTATATTCAATTTATTAATTAATACTGATTTATTTCCACATATTTTAACAATAGCTTCGGCAGCAGATGCTAATTCAGGAGTATTTGCATCAGTATTAACTAACAACTCAGCAAAAAGGTCATTTGCTTTTCCAGACACAACAAAATAACCTATTACGTCAGAAAACGCACTTTTAAATCCTGGAAATATAAATAATGTTGCCATTAATACACCAAAAATGAATAACCAAGGAATAAATGTATATTTAAATGCAGAAAAAGTATTTGCTGGATTAGAACCACATTTAGAATTTAAATAAGCAACATTTAATATAAATTGACTGCATAAAGTTATAGCAACAAATATTCCTAAACTAACAGTATATGCTGAATACCAAGTTTGCATTAAACCAGGAGTAGTATAGGCATCTATAGATAAAAATGGTTTTGTTACAGGAAAACTTGCTGTGGATGGAAATGCAAAATATACAATTGTTAAAATAGTAAATATAATAAGTGATATAAATGAAATATCCATATAGATAATTGGTATATTTTATTTTTGTTTTTTAAAGTTATTTAGTATGGATATAAATATTAAACCAATACTTACAGAACCTGGCATTAAATATTTTTTAAATGAAACTTTAAAACAATGTAAGCAATTTAGGGAAAAATATAATAACAATATTTATAATATTGGGTTATTTTTTATATTTTTGTTAGTTTTAGCAATAGTATTACTTTATAAATACAAGGGTAAACTAACACAAGAAGAATTAGAAGAAAAAGATACAGAAAAAAAAATATATATATTATCAAAAATTAAAAATTATCAGCAAGCTAAATTAAAGGCTCAACAAGATTTAATTACAGGCCTTCCAAATTGGGAAAATGAATTTGATATTATATACGATAATCCGCTTAAAAAGTTAAGAACTTAGAACAAAAAGTTAAGAACCTAGAATAAATATATAAGTATATTTTATAATGAGTAACCAAAATATTAATTCACCAAGCAATAAAATACTTATAAATGATGATAAAAAGGATGATGAAGCTGTTGATATATACAGTGGTGACCCTTTTACACCAAGTGTTGCGTCAAATGAATCAACACCCCCTAACCAAAAACAAAATGAAGAACCTCAAACTATGCAACCTACACAAAAACAAAATAACAATGCTAAAAATGACAATCCATTAACAAATAATACTAAATTAACTCCATTAGAAGCTATTAATGAATTTTATGAGCTTAAAAATAGATATGAAACAACTAACTTTAATAAATATATTAAACCAATTTTAAAATCCAATAAGTCAAAAAGGGAAAAGAAGTCTGACTATTCCAAATTGCCAAGATTTCCTTGTATTAATTGTAAAAGAAATGTAAATACAATATTTAAGATAGATTATGATGCAGAAAATTTATTACATAAATACATTGCTAAATGCGGTGATTTGCAAGAACCATGTCCATTAAATATTGAAATTCACTATTCAACATCTATAAATTTAAGGTTAGAAATAAAAGAAAATTTAAATACAATTGAAAAAATTAAAATGAATATTATTAAAGAAAAAAACAATGCTATCTTTTTTAAAGATTCAAATGTTGTTTTAAGTAAATTTGAAAAACTAACAAATGAACTGAAAAAAGAAACAGAATATGCTGGTTCATATATTGAAGAATACATATTAAAAAATGATAATCCTGTGCGTGCTGAAATATTAAATAAATCTCTTATTGAATTTGGACAAGGATTTTTGCTTCCATTTAAAGAAATGGTTCAAGAATATTTAAAAACAAACAATGAACTTATTATTAATAATGCTGTTAATTTTTATAATAACGAAATGTTACCTAAATTAAAAGAAATTCAAGAATTAAAATATGAAGTAAATGTTGTTGAATATAATGATGGTGATAAAACCTATAATTTAGTTCAGCAAAAAAATAGTATTGAAAAAAGTGAAGTACTATTTTTACAAGATAATAAGGTTATTAACTTTATAAAAGGAATTAAGGGCACGACCCAAAATGCTGCAAAAAAATCAAAAACTCTTAAACTTAAATCTAACTTAGAACATATTGCAAGTCCTTCTAGAACAAGAAAGGTGAAACCGACAATAGAGTTTAGTATAATTGAAGATGAAGATGAAGATGAAAAAGAAGATGAAGATGAAAAAGAAGAAAAAGAAGAAGAAAACTAAATAATGTTGTATGATTTTATTTCTATGTATATTATAGTATGCTTTCAAAATATATATCATTACCAGTGTTTTTAGTTAGTTTTGCAATTGGATTATTTTGTGTATATGCAGTTGGTCCAGAATTTAAAACAGTTTATGTTTATCCAAATCCAGATAACTATGAAACATATTTATTTAAAGATAACTCTGGTCAATGCTTTAAAATAAAACCAATTGAAACAGAATGTGGGCTTTTTACAAAATCATATCCAGTGCAAAACTAACATTAAATTAAACCTAACAAATGAAAGTAATTATATTGACAATTTATATATTATATTTATAATATATAAAACATGTATTTAGATAAATTTGTTAGTAGTAATACAGGTAAATATTTGATGTCAATAATTCTTGGAATTGGTTTAGCTACTTTTTTTAGGGCTGTTTGCAAAGGCAGTCGATGTAAAATTATTAGAGCACCTCCATTAGAAGAAATTGACGATGAAGTTTATAAATACAATGATAAATGCTATAAATTAGAAAAAATAGCAACAAAATGTGACACGTCTAAAAGAATAATTACTTTTAGTTAATAATAACATATAGAATGTAAACTATTCTATAAATTTATAAACATATCATATTTTTTGCGTAGAAAACATTAAACAATGAATATTTAGTAATAATAATTATGGCAGAAATTAATAGCACAAGTATTCACGATTTACCAACGGACCCCATTGGAGGCGGTAGCATTGGAGGAAATGTATCTTTAATGGCACAAGAACCACTACAACAAGGAATGCAAATTCCTCAAAATATAAATAATCAAATGTCTTTAGACCAAACTACTATTAGTCAAATTGTAAATGGACTTCAGCAAGCAAGTTTAGCTGGAGCTACTTCGTTGCCAAGCAGAGATATTCCTATGAACACTGATGATATTATAAAAGATGAACAAGTTCAACCAAATTATATTCCACAACCATCAGTTAAGGATTATATTAATGAAGACGACGATTATAATAATTATGTTAAAAAAGAACAATTTGATAATTCTTTAGATAAATTTTACGATGAATTCCAAACACCATTATTATTGGCATTATTGTATTTTATATTTCAGTTACCAATATTTAAGAAAGTGTTATATCAATATATACCTTTTCTATTTTTTAAAGATGGAAATTATAATATTAATGGGTTATTGTTTACAAGCTGTTTCTATGCATTCATATATTATTCAGTGTCAAAATCAGTAAAACATTTTAGTAAATTTTAATTGAAACTTTGCAATGCAAATTATATCTAATGTTATTATAATGTTAAATATAATTTCTGAGATAAATCAAACCCAAGCAGATTTAATTAAATCTTTTGCTATTTTTTATTTGTTATTACTTGGTAATTATATTGGAAGTAGCATTTTTACTTGTTATCAAGAAACATTAATTAAAACCCACAAAGCACTACAACTTACTTTTGCATTTTTCTTATTCTATTTCTTGGTTACAATTGTATCAGATACAGGAAATTTAGAATATGTTCCTCCAATAGAAAAATTAATTTATTCAGTATTTTATTTCATGTTATTTTTATTGGTAATGCGTTTAGATATTAGAATATCTGGTATAGTATTAGTATTGATTTTTATTATTTACTTCTTAGAACTTAATAAGGATTTTTATATAGATAAAGGGAAACAAATAAATGACCCTTTAGACCAAGAAATATACAATGACAATAGTTATTGGTTTACATTAAATTGGCCAGTAAAAATAAGAATAAAACGCGTTTCACAATATGACTTTAAACTAATTAATCAAATAGAAACATTCATATATTATATTATTTTATTTTTGTTAGTTATAGGGTTTATAGCATATGGAGGAGAAATAAAAGAAATAGTGCGTTCTAAAAAAGGCATTACATGGTTTGATGTTATTTCTGATACACAAATATGTAAAATGAATATTCAAAGAAAATCATTTAAACATTACTTTCTAAAGGGTTTAGGCGTTTCTTTCTAAAGATTGGACAATATAAACTTAAAGATTAAATAATATATTATTTATACAAAAATAAATAATATATGTCTGGAATACCATTATCAACAAATTTAAGATTAATGCAAAATAATATTATTAATATGACATTATTTGATAATTTAAAAACAGGAAACAATATTATTGATGGAATAGTAACAACAATTATACTTACAATTATTACATATATGTTTCAATTTATTAATGAAATAATAAGTGATAATTCTAAAAATATTTTTGGATTATTTAATAATTTATATACTATATTTTATAATACTGAATACAGCATTGAATTCGAATGTTTAACATCTACATCTGTAAATCTTTATAATTCAGGAATAAATCATACAGGAATATTTAGTGATAAAACCAAAGCGTTATTAGAGCATATAATGATAAATAATGACAATAATACAATTACGAGCATTAAAGAATGTAAGGCAAATGAAAGTGTTTATCGTCAAGATTGTGATAGAACATCTAGAGGAAGAAATTTAAGTATGTTTATAGTTTGCCAAAAATCAAAATTTCTAGTTGATAATAAAAGAAAAATATATGCAATAACAACTTTTAATAGTGAAGTAAATGAGTCTAATGATAAAAATAAATCATCTTCAAATATTGAGAAAATAATTATAAGGTTATTTTCATATAAATCTAATGTAAAATCTATAAGTGAATTTGTAGATGAAATTACTTTAAAATATTTGATGAATTTAGAATCAAATCGAAGTAATAAAAAATTTATATATACATTGGTTAATCCACCAACTCTTAAAAATGAAGATGATAATAATATCAATAATTGTTGGGATGAAGTAATATTTTCTAGTACAAGGCATTTTTCAAATATATTTTTTGATGAAAAAGAAAAACTTTTAGAAAAAGTTAAATTTTTTATTGAAAATAAAGAATGGTATTCAGAACTGGGAATTCCATATTCACTTGGCATTGGACTTCATGGTCCACCGGGTACAGGAAAAACGTCCATAATAAAGGCTATTGCAAATTATACTAATCGTCATATTATAATAATTTCCTTAAAGTTAATAAAAACAAAACAACAATTAGAAAAGGTATTTTTTGAAAATAGATATAATACAAATAATTGCCAACATAGCATTACATTTAATAATAAAATTATTGTCTTTGAAGACATAGATTGTATTGGTGATATTGTCTTAAAACGAGAAAATAAAATGTCATATGAAATATTGCATCAAACTCAAGATCAAGAACAAAATCAAACTAACAAAAAGATTTTACATAGCATTTCAACAAATCCAGCAAATGCAACAAATGTAAATGTAAGTTCATTAATTGAATCTATAGCAACAACATGTTCAATGCATGTAAATGAAAATAATATAACATTAGATGATATTTTAAATTTATGGGATGGAATAAGAGAAACACCAGGACGTATTATGTTTATTTCTTCAAATCATTATAATAAATTAGATGATGCTTTAATTAGACCAGGACGTATTGATATTACTTTGGAACTTTCGTACGCGTCCCTACAAATAATTGAAGAAATGTATAATCATTTGTTTAAAAAAAATATTGATATTAATGAATTAAATAAAATAAATGATAAATTTTATACACCTGCAGAAATTATTAATATTTATATTAATGAACAGCAAAATTCAGAGAAATTTATTAAAAGATTACAAATGAATGCACATGTTTAGAAAAAAATGCCTTTACTTTTTTTGGTTTTATTTTTATTTTTATCTTTTCGTACGTTCTTTGTTTTATTTGATTTATTTTGTTGTGTTTTATTTTTATCTGTTGGTCTATAACGCAAAAACCATTCCTCATATTCTTTACTATTTGTATTTTCCTTTAATTCTGTATATTTTTCTGCTTTTTCTGCACGCATTTCTTCTATTGTCTCTTGATGTCCTACACATTCTAAACTAAAACGTTTTAATAATCCTTTCTGAGCTAATCTATTTTTTTCTTGTACCTCAAATAAATAATTTGACATACATAAAATTCGGTCTTTATCATAATATGGTCTGTCAGCATATAAGAATGCTAAGTAAAATGACAACATAGTATCAATGGTTGCTATTTTTAATTCATAACCATGTTCTTTAATTACGTTATAACTATGGCAAGCCAATGGTTGATAAATAAACGCAACAGTATCATTTTTAACTTTAATTTCGTAATGTGGTGCAATAATTTCACCAACTCCTGGTCTTTGAATTATTTTAACATCTTTAACTCCAATATCTGATAAACGCTCTTTTACAATTTCTGCAGCAATTAATGGTTCTTCTGTTAACACATCAAAATCAGGTATCTTTTTCAACCTCTTTTGTAAATTTTTAGGCATGTAATGTGAATATAAAGATAATGCGTATCCCCCAAAAAATATTACACCTTGGTCTATTAATGTTTTTTGAATATTATCATATATTCTATCTGATTCTTCTTCATTTGTATCAGACATTGCACGTTGAAAATTTACCTTAAAACAATTAGAATCGTTTAAAGGGTAATTTTTATTTAAAAGCGTTAATCGTTTCAAAACCTTTTCCCATCTTGAAACATCACCTGCTGGTCTAGAAAGTTCCAAATACATTCCCATACGAAGTAAATTAGGGGGTGCGTATAAAATGCCACCAACACGAACAGCATCTTTCCTAATAGAATTAAATAACACTTTTGGTAAATATGTAATGTCAGCAATAGGAATAAAATTAACAAACACTTTGTATGTACCATGATGTTGGCCAGATTTTCCTTCAACTTCAACAAATCCTTCTTTAACATATAAATCAACTAACTCTTTTGCGTCATGTAAAGCATTTGGGCTATAAAAATCGTAGTCAGGAATTTCTACATCCTTATTGTAAAATTGGTCATGCTTTGGCAATAATGCATTAATTGCAGTTCCTCCATATGCTACAACACCTTTTATCCTCATAAAATTTTCTAAAATACTTATAATGCGCTTAATATCAGGGGAATTTACAATTTTCTCTCCTTGCATTTCTTCAGATTTATCAACTGCTTGACGCAAAATAGCTAATTCACAATCATTAAATGTTAGATTGCTACATATTCCTTTATTTTTATTTTTGTCTTCATGTTTATTTTTGTCTTCATGTTTATTTTTGTCATTCTTCATTTATTTTATATATTATATTCATAAAATAATATATAACCCCTTCAACATTTACAACCTCCTATAGTATTATATTTTTACAATAATAAATGTTTTTATTAAAATAAATTTTTATTTATTGAAGTTGGCAATCCATGTCCATATAAAATCATATAAACCAATATTAAAGCCGCCAATAAAATACTTCTATTTTCAGCAACAATTTGTTTTTGACCAAGTACAAAAATCATAAAAAGATATAATACAATACCAATTACTACGGAATGTAACAACATCATTAATCCAGATTCCATTATATATATATTATACTAGTTAGAAAAAAAATATTTTAGTTGGCTAAAGTTATACATATGTAAATATGTAAATATGTAAATATGTAAAAATAATATTACTACTAAATATCAAATTTATAAAAGTCTGATTGTACTTTTCTGGAAGCATAAGATAATTGTGGATTTTGAGGTGCAGGCAATTCAATTTCAACGGGCTTATAACGTAAGTTCTCTGGTTTTAAAACAAATGCACAATTTGCTTCATCAAAAAATATATCATTTTCTTCTATACTTATATCAATTTCTTGATAACGCATTGCCAACATTTGACATCCCATTTCACGCATTAAAACAGAACTTGGGTTTGCTGGATTCGAACCTTTATCAGGCATTCCTATTGTCATATTTAACTTATTATATTCTATAAGTTCATTCATATCTGGAGTGTAAGCAATGTCATAATAATTTAATGCACGCATGAAGACAGAATTACTTGTCATATTCACATATTCATAAAATTCTTGTGACTCCATAAAGGAATTATTGTTTTTATCAACAATAATAACAACTTTACCCATTAATTCAGGCAATTTAACATTTCCCAGATTTTTACCTTGATATTCATAACTGTATTCTTTTCCTAAAAGAATATTAGAATAACTTTCTAAAATCTTTGCCATATTTTTATACATGTTTTGGTTTGAACTTTTAAATCGTAAATGTAAAATGATTGGGTCACGAGGGTTAGGGGCAGTAGATTGAGCAAATGCATAATTATTTAGCATTTGCATTATATCTGAAAATTTAATATAATTAAATGTTTCCTTAATAAAATAACTATCACCAACAGATGTAGCTACTGCTGGCATATCGTCGTCTACTGAAAATATTTCAAAATCTAAACCTCTAACACCTTGTTTAAGAATATTTGTTAAAATACATGTATCAACATAGTCATTTTTATAATCTCCACCACTGCAAGCATTATAAGCAGATTTAATATAATAATCTTTGAAAGTATATTGAAAATTAGGGACGTGGGGTCTAATAGACATGATTTTTCCATTTAAATCCCCATATAATTCAGTCATATTATTGCATTCATTTTTTTGTAAATTTCTGTAATAAATTGCATAATATATGGTAACAGCTAATACAAGCAAAATCAAAATACTTATAACAAATGTTGAAGATGATGATTTCATTTGATTAAGTGTTTGTGTAATAGTATTATCAGACATATTTATAATATATAAATAAAATTTATTTGTATTAAAGTTTATTTGTATTAAAGTTTATTTGTATTAAAGTTTATTTGTATTAAAGTTTATTTGTATTAAAGTTTATTTGTATGTATATAAATAATATTTGTTTGTAATTATTAGTTAAAAAAATAATACAATCTATATATAACTATGGCTGGTGGATTACTTAATCTTGTCTCACAAGGACAACAAAACATTGTTCTAAATGGAAATCCAACAAAATCATTCTTTAAATCTACTTATCATCAATATACAAATTTTGGTTTACAACAATTTCGGGTTGATTTTGAAGGAGCAAAAACGTTGCGTTTATCAGAAGAGTCTACGTTTACATTTAAAATGCCGCGCTATGCTGATTTATTAATGGACTGTTATTTGTCTGTTGCATTACCCAATATATGGAGTCCTATTTTACCTCCACAGCAAATTACACCTGATACTACTGCACAAGGACTAGGCAATATTGAACAATGGGCTCCTTATGAATTCAAATGGATTGAAAATATTGGTGCAAAAATGATATCAAAAATATCTATTACATGTGGAAATTATACTCTTCAAGAATATTCAGGAGATTATTTATTGGCTTCTATGCAACGGGATTTTTCAAATACTAAAAAAGACCTATTTAATTCCATGATTGGTCAAATACCTGAATTAATTGACCCTTCTAATGCGAATGGTCGTGTAAATTCATATCCAAACGTCTATTATACACCTGATTTAGCAGGACCTGAGCCATCCATTAATGGACGTATATTATATATTCCATTAAACAATTGGTTTTCATTAAAAACCCAAATGGCATTTCCTTTAGTATCATTACAATATAATGAACTACATATAAATATTACATTAAGGCCAATTAATCAGTTATGCGTTATTCGTGATGTATTTGATGCAACAAATAATTATCCATATATTGCTCCTAATTTTAATCAATGGTATCAGCAATTTTACAGATTTTTACAACCACCCCCTGATGTATGCATTGGAATTGATTCTTATTATGACCAACGTACATTATGGAATGCAGATATTCATTTAAATTGTACATATTGTTTCTTAGCAAATGAAGAACAATTATTATTTGCTTCATATGAACAAAAATATTTATTTAAACAAGTAAGAGAACAAGTATTTATGAATGTGACTGGTCCAAATAAAATAGAATTGGATTCACTTGGTATGGTTTCCAGTTGGTTATTTTATTTACAACGTAGTGATGCTAATTTACGCAATGAATGGTCTAATTACACAAATTGGCCTTATAATTATTTACCAATTAATGCAATGCAAGCTCCAACATCTGGAACATATTTGGTTTATAGAAGTGGCCCTTCTGGATTAGAAGCTATTCAAATTGGTCCTGGTGTTAATCCTGATGGAACATTAACTGGATTATTGATAACTCAACCATATAATCCTCAAAACCAAAAATATATATTAGTTGCATTGGGTATATTATTTGACGGTTCATATAGAGAAAATATACAGCCTGCTGGTGTTTTCGATTTTATTGAAAAATATGTTAGAACAACTGGAAATGCACCACAAGGATTATATTGTTATAACTTTTGTGTGCATTCAAATAATGGAGATTTGCAGCCATCTGGAGCACAAAATATGAGCATATTTTCACAAATAGAATTAGAATTCACCACTATTATACCTCCTTTGGACCCTTTAGCGCAAAGTTTGACTATTTGCGACCCAGAAACAGGTACAGTTATAGGAATTAATAAACCCACATGGAGAATATATGATTATAATTTTAATTTACATTTGTTTGAAGAGCGTATCAATGTTATTAATTTTATTGGAGGAAATGTAGGCCTTATGTATGCAACATAAAATTATATTTATTTAAGTTCAAAAATATAGTATTTAATTTTGAACTTAAAGAGGAATATATTTGTTAGTTTGATTTTGAAATAGGAATAGGAATTGGATGTGTTTTGTTTGTTTTACTGACATTGTTTTTATTATTTTTATTGATATTTGTTTCATCATTAAAATAACCTAATGAGCCATAATTAATGGCTTGAGTTTTGTTAGTTTGGTTCAATAAAAACTCTTTCATTTTATAATAAAAATCTATAACTTCTTGTATATTTTCATTTGTATCTTTATTTTGTTCTTCATAATCTATACATTCTTTGTCTACTTCAGCCTCTATACCCGCAACAACAATGCCAGGTCCCATGGCACCAATCAAAAGGGAAATCTTGTTCGCAGCTATTAATACTGTTGCTGTTGCTAAATCCAGAAGAAAATGAAGTAAAAGAGACAGAGTTATTTGACATTATATATTTAATTTAGATTTTATTTTATTCAAAATATTTTTATGTTATTGAATAAAATATATTTTATTTTATTTTATTTTACATGTTAGTTGGTATATTTCCTGGCAATGGAGTTGTCTCATAAAATAATCCTGTTATTGATAAATGTGTTGGATATAGTGGTTTTATAGTTTTCTCAAAAGAAGTTAGTGGTGGATTACTTTCTTGGCGTTTATTATATAATTCTATTCCTTTATTAAAACTTTTTTTCCATGTATCAAGCCCGCTATATGGATTACCTACTTCTGTATTATATGACCCTGGATATGCTTCTTCAAAGTCACTTATATGACCATTATAACCTGTTGTTAAATTACTATAATTTAAACCCTGGGAACCTGTTAGTTTTCCAGATGCTTCAGATGATAATGCATGTAAGTTATAAATGGTATTAGGACTTGTTTGAAAATGTGGTCTACAACCTTTACAGTCAATATCGGCAATACATTGGTCTCCTGTTTTTACGCATTTTCCTGTTGGTCCGCAAAAATTGCTACAGCTAATAGGGTCATTTATAGGTAAATTAACTGTATGGCTATATTCTGGAGAATTAATATCGATATTTGAATTAAAATTTGAAAAAAAAGGTTCCTTATTATTACAATTGCAACCCACTTTATATTTTACAATATTATTAGACATTTCAAAAACAACATAAACTAACAAAATAGAAAAAATTAAATATATTATTATGTATGGGTCCATATATTATTTAATTATAAAAAATTTAATATATATTTATTATAGTTAATGACAGATTCAGAAGTAGAACAAGAAGAAAAAGCAAAACCTTATTGGGCTAATTTCGGAATTGGCATATCAGGAAGTATTGGATTTATTATCTTTATTATGGTAATATCATCTTTAGTTATGTACACTATTAAACTAGGAGCATCTAATATATTACCAATAGATATAAAATACGATAATATTAAAACACAAGTTCCTAAAAAAGTAGATGCCAATATATTAAGAGAATTTTCTTATCATGGGTTAAATATTTTTAATCCTGTAAATACAACATCACAAAAGTTAGTATTTAATAATACTAACAAATCGTTTTCTAATATTTCTACATGGATTGGACCTGGATTTTTTGGAAGACTTATCAACAAAATGTTTTCATATAATAATTTACTATTAAATAGCATTGGAACATTCTTAAACGGATGGAATGAATCTATTCTTATCTTATTATCTGGCCTATTTTATCCAATTATTTTTATAATATATTTTATATTTAATTGGATTTTCTTATTTATTGATCAATTTTCTGAATTTGCAATCACATTAAGTGAACTTTTTTGGATACCACCTGCATTTTGTTATTTAATTGAATTTTGTATTTGCATACCTTTAATTGTTATTTTTTCAATAATAGCTTCAACTATATCATTATTTACAGTTTTATATAGTTTAATTATTGTTCCTTTTGGGTTTACATCATATAATATTCAAGGAGATACCAAAGATAATAGTTTTATAAAGTTCTTTATAGATTTTTTTAAATACAAAACTGTATTTATGACATTATTATTTATTTTTCTTACCATTTCAAATGTTATAACTAACCTTGGCTTAATATATGCATTATTATTTATATTTATAACTTTCATAAGTATAATAGTTTTTAATATATTACAAACAAATATTAATCTAGATGATGATAGTCAAACAAACGGATTATTACCAACTGGAATATTATTCAGTTTAACTGGAGGAAAAAAATTGCATATTGTATAAATAATAAACTAAATAATAAACTAAATAATAAACTAAATAATAAACTAAATAATAAACTAAATAATAAACTAAATATATTACTAAAATTATATATTAAATAAAATTATATATATTTTATTTAATGAGAAACCAAAAAAATTTACCATTTGTTAGTTTATGCACGCCAACGTTTAATAGAAGACCTTTCATTCCTTATGCAATCAAATGTTTTTTACAACAAGATTACCCAAAAGAAAACATTGAATGGATTATTATAGATGATGGAACTGACAAGGTTGAAGATTTATTTATTGATGTACCTTGTGTCCAGTATTTTTTTAGTGAAGAGAAAATGTTACTTGGAAAAAAACGAAACTTTATGCATAGCAAATGTAGTGGAGACATAATTGTATATATGGATGATGATGATTACTATCCACCAACAAGGATTTCACATGCAGTGCAAACGCTTTTAAATAACCCTAAATATTTAATTGCTGGCTCATCTGAAATGTATATATATTTTGATTCATGTAATCTCGTATATCAATGTGGACCATATAAAGATAATCATTCCACTGCTGCAACATTTGCATTTAAAAAAGAATTATTAAAACAAACTAAATTTGCAGACAATGATTCTATGTCAGAAGAAGCTAAGTTTTTAAAAGGTTATACTATACCTTTAATACAATTGGACCCAATTCAAACCATTTTAGTTTTTTCTCATAATCATAATTCATTAAACAAAGAAAAATTATTAGAAAACCCAGAACAATTTAAAATGAAACCATCGTTGCATTGCGTAAATGATTTTATTAAAGACCCAGAATTAGAACAATTTTATAAATATGACATGAATTCTTTGTTGCAACATTATGAACCTGGACGACCAGAAAACAAACCAATTATTTTGGCTGATATTAAAAAAGCAGAAGAAAATCGAGAAAAAAAATTAAAAGACATAGCTGAAAGACAGAAGATTCTTGATAGTTTTAAAACTATTGGAAATGGAACTATAAATAGCGATATTTCAGAAATGAAAAAATCATATGAAAAGAAAATAGAAGACAAAAATTTTCTGATAACTGAACTACTTAAAAAGGTGAAATTTTTAACCGAAGAAAATAATTTACTTAAAAATAAACTATAATAAATGACTTAAAGACATTATATATTATAATGTATATACATAATACAAATGTACGAAGACGACCGTTTTAACCCTGCCTACAATGTCGATGTTAATGAATTAGATGAAATTGATAAAAAGAGGTCAGCTGATAAACTTTTAAGAGAATCTGATATGAATTATGTCCGTTGTAGAAAGTCTGTTACGAAGGAAATTACCAAGAAAAATGGAGAAGTCATTAAAGTTTTAAAACCCATTTATTATGATTTGTATGGCAGTGGTGATATTGGACATCACATTCGTCATGCAATTACTGGGTTTAGAACACCTCATATAATTGGTTCGAAAGATGAAGATTTATACTTTGTAGCATCAGATGCAAGAGGTTTAACTAAAACACGACAACCTTTGATTCTTTTCTTTGATTCTCCTGAACAATATGAAAAGCATTGTCATGTAACTGTATCTGAAAGAGTTAAGCATGCATGGCAACAGAAAAATATGGCTGCATTGAAAGATTAAATTTAATTTGTTTAATATTTATTGAATAATTTTTTATTTACTATACTACTTTTATATTTTACTATACTATTTTCATATAGTAAAATACTTTTTATTTATACTTGGGCTTATATTTCATCATCATTGTCAACAACAATATCAACTGTTTCTGGCGCATCTACTTTAATATATTTGTCTAAATAACGATATATTCGATTTATGTCAAGTTTGGTTATATTATAATTTTCAAATATTGCTGTTATGTTTGCATCTGATAATAAATGCTTATTTCTCAAATCAATAAAAAATGAAAACATATCTGTTTTATCCATACCTAATTCTTGACACAAATTTTGAATAAAAAGAGTATTATTATATTCTGTTGAATATTTTGTTAATACTTTCGTAAAACGTACTTCAGCTTGATTATATTTTGGCTTTTTTACAAAATAATCATGATACAATTTATTATTTTTAAAAGTCTTTATTAATGAACTCATTTCATTAAATTGCCATATTTGTTTCTGAAATGTAATACGATCTATGTAATCCGCAAAACACATATTATCCAATATATTACAATAAAATGGTATTGATTGTTCCTTACTAACCTTTCCCAATACATCTATAATATTTTCATGCCATAATAAACCCACTATTGTTCTGTCTGTTTCATTCATTATTGTCAAATGTTCGTCTATTGAATAATGCTCATTTATCAGCTTTTTTGTTATTTTTCGGGTATCATCATTATAGGATTTCATTAAAAATATATTTTGAATTATATCATTGTTTAAAATATTTTCCTTGTTTTTATACAAATTATATATTGTAGACAACTTTCTTAAATCACCTTGAATAAATTGTATTACATTTGTCTTCACATTAACATCCAAATTTGGTATTAATTGTGTGACTATATCAGACACTTGTAATACAGTGGGTGCTTTTAATTCTATAACATGACATACTTTCATTAACTCCGTTATTTTTTTATCTATATGATAATTACCTATACATATTATTGGATTCATTGTTATTTCTTCAGTTTTTTGTTTTTTTGTCTTCTTTGGACGAATTATCTTTATTAATGAATTTATACCACCTTTATCACCACTATTCATTCCATCTATTTCATCCATTACTATTGCTATTTGTTTCACCTTTTTATAAAATAATGCCATTATATTTTTATCCGACATATTATGATTTGTTATCGATTCCATTATTGACTTATTTCTTATATCGCCTGCATCATACTTTACAACATCATAATTCAAATCTTTTAATATATTTATAACAAATTGAGTCTTACCTGTACCTGGCTCTCCATAAATATATATACCTCTTTTTGTTCCCAAATCTGATTTCGTCTTCTCAAAATTAGTCAAAATATTTTTCATATTTTTAACTTCTTGCTCTCGTCCCAATAATTTATTTATATTTATAGTGTCCATTTAATATAATGTATTGTTTTCTTTTTATGTAGGTTTTTTTGTAAACCTTGTTCTATAAAAAACTTTTTTATTATTTCTATACATTTTTCAGAATAATTATCGTAGCAATATGCTCTTATAAAATATAAGTAATTCAAAAATATTTGTCCCTTATAATAATATTGTTTAATAGCTATCCAATTTTTATAGTTTTCATATAACAAAATTTTAAACACATAATCATTGTCTTTTCTTATAGTTGTCCTAAAGTAATCTTCAATCTTATTACGGTTTATAAAACTACGAATTAAATAATGATTAAATATATACATATCTTTTGTTAAAAATATTTTTACCTTGTATAATACATATTCATATATAATATCAACTAACTCTTCAGGAAGCAATGCTACTTTTTGTAATAAAAGCTTTTCGTTGTTTTCTTTATCTTTTTCTGGTTCTTCAAAACTAGTGGTTTTTATTATGGTCATTTCTAAAATATATTAACAAATTTTTAATATATTTTTGCTAAAATAATTGTACTATTATCTTGTTATTCTGTTGTTGTTGTTGTTGTTATTCTGTTGTTGTTGTTATTCTGTTGTTGTTGTTATTCTGTTGTTGTTGTTATTCTGTTGTTGTTGTTATTCTGTTGTTGTTGTTATT